ACTGTGTATGCTGGTGACGATGCTGATCGTGTCATCATTGAGTATCATGATAAGGTGACAGCAGGCAACGGTGAGATGGTTGGTCATCCTTTAGGAAAAGGATCCCTCTGCTGTAGTATCTCATCTCTTATCTTTGAGAAACTTGCCCAAGATAATATCCCAACACATTATATTAATATGGTTGGGGCTAACAAGATGATCTGTAGAAGGGTAGACATTGTTCCTTTGGAAGTTATTTGTAGGAACCGTGCTGCTGGATCTATTGTCCGTGAGACAACGCTACAAGAAGGTTATTCACTACCACATCCTATTGTTGAGTTCTTCTTGAAAGATGATAGTAAACATGATCCCCTCCTGACACCTGATCGTGTGAAACTAATGGGGTACAATCCTGAACCTTTCATTGAGATGACACTTCGTATCAATGACATCCTTCGTTCATTGTTTTATATCTTAGGTATTGATCTGGTTGACTTTAAGATTGAGTTTGGTTACACCGCTCATGGTGAGTTGCTACTTGCTGATGAGATCAGTCCTGATTGTATGAGATTGTGGAAGATTGGTGGTGAGGAAAGATTTGATAAAGATCTATTCCGAAACGATGAAGGCGACATTGTACCTGCTTATCGTGAAATTCTTGACCGTCTACAACCACTTGCTATTCAATGAAACACCACATCCCTGACATCATTAAGAAGAATGGTTTTGCTTGCTTCACTAGTTTGAATCAAGCAGAGCGAGCAGTTGTTCTACTCGGTGATGATGCTTACAGAGAATCATTAGACCTTGATAATGATGATGCTGAGTGTTGGAAGATACCCAGTGGAGAATCAACAACCTTTGTTGGTTGGAACCCTATGTGTGTCCCTACCATGGAATACATTGTATGGAAACTAAAGAACCGTGAACAAATTATCAAAGGAGAAATTTACTGATGGACTACAAAACTTCTGGAGTTGATATTGAAAAGGGTAGAGAGTTTGTAGAAGAACTCAAAAAGAAAGCGCCTAACATCGGTGGGTTTAATGGTATGCTAGAAGTTCCTTCTGGGTACGAAAGGCCCGTATTAGTATCTGGTGCTGATGGTGTCGGAACTAAAATTAATATCTGCAGGATTGCTAATGATTACACCACTATTGGTCAGGACCTTGTTGCTATGTGCGTTAATGACGTCATATGTTCTGGCGCTAAACCATTATATTTTCTAGATTATATCTCTACAAAAAATTTAGATGGTAATGTAAATGATATCATTCAAGGTGTGATTGATGGGTGCCTTATTTCTGACATGTATCTTTTGGGTGGGGAGACTGCCGAGCACTTTAGACAGACTGATTATGACCTTGCAGGGTTCTGTACAGGTGTCGTAGAAAAGTTTGAGATTGTTGATGGCAAAACCATATACCCTGGCGATGTAGTAATTGGCATTGAAAGTAGCGGACTCCATAGCAATGGGTACACGTTAGTTAACGATATGCTGTGGAGAAATAAAATCTTTTACAGAGATATGCCAGAATTGCTAACACCAACCACGATTTATTCCCCCTTAGTTCAGTGCCTAATGGACGTAGCACCTGTCTTAGGCATGGCGCATATTACCGGGGGTGGATTACCAGAAAACCTCCCCCGATGCCTTCCAAAGGGCCTTAGCGTTGACATTAACTATGATGCTTGGGAACGACCAGAACTATTTAACAAGATTCAAAGAGCGGGAGACATAGCAGAAGAAGAAATGAGAAATGTATTTAACCTTGGTATAGGATTTTGCTTAGTCGTGCCTAGAGATGCTATTCAACTCGCGCAAGAAGTGATTGCTGATACGCCGTTTGGCATGCAGTCTTGGGTGATAGGTGAAGTTAAATGAAACAGCTTTTCCTAGTCAACATCGGATTTGGCAGATGCATTACTCACGACGGCCACGTTCAAATGGGCATTTTCAACCACTCTGTAGAAAAGCATCTTGAGTTATGTCCAGAACAAGACTGGCAAGTAACATATTGGATGCCTGATCCGCTAGGCCTGAGATATAAAAGAGCAAATTTTCAGCACACAATGAAAGCAAATAAAGGTTCTGCTAGGACCGATAATGCCAGTGATAGTCGCCCTAGAGACTTTCCAGACCAAGCAACAAATCGACTAGAAAGGACCTTGTAAATGTTAAAGTTCAGAATTTAGATTAAAGGACCGTAGCGGTCCTCTTTTTTTATGGAATTTAGTAGTCATCAATGGAAGCTAATTTTTAGCTCGGTTAGAAAACAGCAACAAAAAGAGGTACCTGGAAGCGGTTGGTACAAAGAATACGACGAGATTTTAAACCAGCTTTATCCTATAACTTTGGATAAGAAATAAGTTTTATATGCGCTAAAAGTCTATTGTTTAAAATTATTCAGAGACTTATTGCGTATATAATATGGATGTAGATCAAACCACCGAAAAACCCAAAGAAGAAAAAGAAGATATGCTCAGAGAGAGACTAGAAGATTTAGTTAAAGTTACTATTTTAGTCTGGTCTGCTGCTTTGCTTACTTTTTCTTACGTTAGGCTTCCTGATGGCAAGAGATTACTAGAGTTTGACCCAACGTTTATTGCCTCTGTATTTAGTGGAGCGATGGCCTCATTTGGTTTGGCCACTGCTAAGAACGCTAAAAACAACAACAATTCTCAGGCTTCCACAACTCAACCTCCTGTAAAATCAGCTATTGAGCCTAAGAAGTAATCTGATATAATATAATCCGATGAAAGGAGAATCCTTGTTACCCTCGCCCTTCAGAATAAGATCGGATAAATATTTAGAGTTCAGACCTCACCACCTTTTGTTTGTGGAAAGGCGTATTGAAAAAATGGGGCGGTTCTACTACCCCTTTGAGAAGAATATTAAAGTTCCTCTAATAGTAATTAAAAAGTTACTTGAAAAGTCCGTGTCTATAGTAGAGAACACAGAAGAATACACAGAATATCTGCTCTTAGATACATTTGGTGACAGGAGCTCCTATAAAAAGACTCCTCCTGGTACAATAAGAATATACAGTAAAAACTTGTTTTGTTTCTTTAATGGCAGATCCTGGAGAAAGCTTAAATAGGTATATTTTACCATATGCTGGACAACAGCTGCTTGAAGGGTCGAAAGAAACTTTTTTCGGCCTAAAATTAGGTCTTAGTGACAGCTATATCTATGATCTTAAGCTCTCTACAGGAGAGGTACTATACGGATGTAAGGGGGGAATGGGGATAACAAAAGAACCCCATATATTTCATCTTCACGATCTTGTTAGAATGCCATATGCTGAAGATCTAATTTTAGAAGAGTTTAAAACTAGTTTTCAAAAAGCTTGGAATCCGAGAAAATTTTATAGGCTAAGAAGAGAAGTTAACTCTGAGTTAAAAGACCCCTCAAGAAGAACTATAGCAAAGCTATATTGTTTGTTGGCTTGTTCTGGATTCAGATATAAATTTGATAAGTACGGAAACTTTAAAGGAGAATACTTCCCGCATCCTTTAAGTGTAGAAAATATTAGGGTTAATAATAAAAAACTCATTAGCTCTGATTTTATTATACAGCTGGGTAAGTTTGGTTCTCTAGACGAAAACCTACTAACTAAAAAGTCTATCGTATATCTAAATGTTCCTTTTCCTTCACCTCAGCATTTAAAGAGAGAATATTTAGAATACATTGATTATATTAGCTCTAAGGGATTTAAATTTCTATTAAGCGCAAGGCTTTTAAGCAGAGGTCTTGTAGACAAAAAAATTCTATCTTGGTCTAAAAACTACTATAGCGAAGTTGTTTCGCAGTTTAAAGAAGATAGCCTGTATGCTTCTTCAGATATTTTTATCCTTAATTTTTAATGGAATTTTCAAACTCAATAGGAACACATTTAATCTTAGACGTCAAAGGTTCTGACTTTTTACTTCTAGACTCTATGGAAGAATTTATAAAATTTATGGAAGGCACCTTATGGGATTTTGAATGTAATGTCCTAAGTATTCAGAAGCATAAATTTCAGCCTCAGGGCTTTACAGCATTGTTCTTGCTTTCAGAATCGCACTTCTCTATTCATACCTGGCCCGAAAGAGGGATAGCTGCTTGTGATATATTTACCTGCGGAGGTGCAAGAACAGAGCAGATTGCCCTAGAAGTTATAAAGTGGTTTTCTCCTACAGATTACAACTTAAAGAAGATTGCTAGATAATGTGATATAATATATAAGTAACTTTATTAAGAAAGACAATGGCAAGGCGATCTTTTTCTGGAATTGATCATATTGAAGGCAGGCCTAAAAACACTAGGCAGGGTATGGGCAAACGTACTAAATTTGCCGCAACTAGTCGTAACGGCAAAAAGAAAAAATATAGAGGCCAGGGTAAATAAACCCAGGTTAAGATGCAATAGCAGTCCTAGTTACCTTAACGGTAGCTAGAGAGTTAGCCGTAACAGCGGCTGCAGTTTTAGTAAGTCTTACTTCTACATTGCCTCCTGTTACTATAGCGTCAAATGTAACTATAATATCGCTATTATATACGGTTCCGTATTCCGTCATGTATACGTCGGTCCCGTCATGGACGAGCATTAACTCTGTTGAGTGAATATTTGATCCCTGCTTAACTTGAACTAATAGCTTAGCAGTTGTGAAAGAAGATGCAGTAAACGAATTAACGTTAGTAGCTGCACTTGATCCTGCCGAAATAGTAGCTGTAGAAGACTGAAGCTCTGTAGAGTCAGAGTAAGTTCCAGTGCCATTTGGCTGGGACTGAAT